GTTGTAGTTTGTGCTACAATACGTGATCCATTTTCAAATTCAATTGATTGTTTATTATAACTTACAACACCTGCTCTAATATGATCAGGACAACTTTCATATACAAAACGTATGCGTGACATAATCTCTTGCGCACCTGTATATTTGTGTGCTGCTACAAGAATAGTTTGATCAGGTTTAAACATTGCGTACCATGCTAGATAGATACTAGCACATGTAGTTTTACCTGTTTGTCTAGGCATCATATTAATGTTAAAGCGGAAGTTGTGATAACTGTGCATCAAACTTAGCTGATACTCGTAAGGATCAAACAGCAACTTACCTTTTACAGGATGTTGAATAAAAGCAAAGTGTTTTGCAAAGTGTAAGTATCCTTCGTCAGGATCCATGCACTTTAGCAGTTCTTCAACTTGCTCGTTGGTATAAGTTTCTTGTTTATTAGCTTTCTTAATAAGAACGCCATCTAATGATGCTGCCATAATATTATTTACCCAAAAAAATAGCACCCGAAGGTGCTATTTGGCCGTTCGCTCTATCGGTAGAACGTTCTTATTTCTTTTTAAACTGTGGAGGTACTACGCCTTTTTTAGGCTTGCTACCTTTTTTCTTACTAGCGTTGTCGTCTTCGCCTGGCTTCTTGTCTGCCCAGTCTGGAACACCGTCGCCGTCAGCATCTGGCTTTTTCTTTTCAGCAAGTGCTGCCCATAATTTACTTTTTATAGATTCAGTTGCCATTGCATTATCGCCACGTTGTGCCGCCTTGTATGATTTCTTTTCGCGGTTGATACCACCACTTAAATCTTTAATCATTACTTCGTGATCGTCATACTTCTCATCTGGTTCGTTAGCGTAGTCTGCTTCTTCAACTGATTCTTCATTCATAGAATTCCAATGCTCTTCGCACTCTGCCTTGTCCATACCTTGTGCCATATACTTTTCACAGAAGTCTTCTTTGTCCATGTTTTCAGCATCGTCCATCATCTGATCTTTCATGGCACCTTCGTCCATATCCATTTCTTCGTTTGGATCTTCGTCACCTGGTTCAGCCATCATTGCTGACAACCGTTCCATATCCTGGCGCGGTGACATCATAGCATCTGCTGCTGGTGCTGCATCACCCAGTCCTGCGTTCTTCATCATATCTAATAAATCAGCAACATGTTCTTTGCCACTTGCATTCATTGATACACTTACTGTTACTGGATTACCTTTGTCCATCTCTGGTGCAGGTATTGTAGGCATAGGTCCTTCGTCAACCATTGGTCCACATTCATCTACTGCCTGAATTGACTCTAAAATAGTTTTCATATCGTTAACATTTGATCCTGCTACTGACGGCTTATCGCCTGCTGCCGCTGAATCCATATTTTCTAAGATTTTTTTCATATCCATTGTATTAGCCTCCTACGACTGCTTTGGTATTTTCTGCATCGCTCATATCAGATGACTCTCCAACTGGTGCGCCTTCTGCACCACTGTGTTCATTTTCTTTGCGAGCAGTTTCTAATTCTTTTAACAAACTCATTACACGATTGCCTGCAACATCTTCTTGTGCAGTTTCACCGCCCATATCTTCTTTGGTTAACATAGCTTCGTAAGGCGCAGTGTCTTTTGGTGTTTGATATTCTTCTCTAGGATCATTCATATTGCGTACAATAATATATGATTGATCAATGCCACAACACTTACCCAAATACTCTTGTAGTACTTGACTAGTTGTTGGGTATTCAACTTCTGCTTCAAAATATGTAACTTCCATATTTTGTAACTGCGGGAAGTCTAGTGGACGCTCTTGTATCGGCGTCTTTTTACCCGATGTCATGTTTATTACACTAAATTTCTTTAGAGCAGTTTCTAAATTATCTACACAGTCGTCTGGACAGTCTCCAGCAACTCCTATTTTAAATTCATAAGTCTTTTTAGACTCGGTAAGTATTTCTGTAAATGATCTCATTGCGCATTGATCCTGTTGTCTATGTATTATTTATCTTTATCTAAGCCTTTAAGTCGCTCTAAAAGACTATTTCTATCAGTAACTACATAACCTTCGCCGTTAATGATAGAGTCGTCATTTTTATTACTATCTTTGTCCATTTTTTCTTTTTTAAGTTGTAGTTCAACCATTTTTAATTTTTTGTCTAATTTTGCAACTTTAGCATCTAATCCTGTTTTAAGCATCCCGCCTGCAACTTCAAATACACGACCGCTGTAACGACTTTCAACATTCATACCTAAATCCATTAGATCTTCATATGCTTGCATTGCTTTATCTGCTACTTCATTAAGTTCTTTATCAGCTGCTTCGCCTAGGCCTTTTACACTTGGCAGTGCCGCAGTAATTTTATCAAACTCGGCTATATCTCTAAAAGTTTCTGCTTGTTCGATTTCGTATGCTTTTTGTTCTTCTTCTTGATCTTCTGCTTGTTCAATGATTTCTTTTGAATCAGGTAAGTTTAACAAGTCTTCTAATTTTTTAGTCATGGGTCCAATCCATTATATGCTACTATTATTTATCTTTTACGACCATTGTGGAAAATATCATCTTCAGTAACAATACGGAATATTATTCCTTTTTGTTTACACCATGCTCTAGCTGCTTCCCACTTTGCTTGATTAACAACATAATGTGCTTGATTATGTTTACTTCTGCCTAATCTTTCTCGCATTGCTTGATTAGCAGGTTTAACTTCAATTAATTCTACACGCTGCTTCGTACCTTTGTCTGAATAAACTATAAAAAAATCCGGAACATATATAGTTTGCTTGCCAGTAAGTGGATTTCTATAAGGTATGCGTATTGCTTCACTAGCCCATTGTAATATAGCAGGATGGTCGTCACACATTTTCATAAATGTAAATTCCCAACCTGATCGATACGTAGGTGTTTTTGTACCTACATACTTTTGTGGGTTTTTTAGATTATACTTACCTTGAGCAAAACGTCCCATTAGACAATAATATTTCTAGCCTCGAGTCTCAAACCTTCGATGTTAGTTTTAAAACCTAACTGACTGGTTTTATCTCTGCTGTTATTAAGTATTTGTCCTACAACATTATTAAGTTGTACATCATTAACGCCGTCTAAAGTGTCTAATAGTTTTTGTACAGGAATTTTATCAATTCTTGCTTGTGCTAATAATATATTAGCAGTTGAAGTTGCACTAACTTCTTCAAAGCCTCTTTTCAAAAAATAACCAATCGCTGCATCAATATCAGCTGCACTAAATGCTGCTGTTGGTTGATAAAATTTATCAAAAAATCGTTTAACTTTTGTTGCGCTATCTGGGCTTAAAGTATTTGGTACCTGTGACAATAAATTTCTCCTATTTTATAGCATTTACAACTGCGTTTGCTAGATTTACAATCTTTCTATCGCCGCCTACTAATTTTCCAATAATTTCGTTTTGTATTGCTTGCTGAGTTGCGCTTTCTAATGTGTCATACTGTTGAAAATTTCTACTACTATACGAATCACTAAACGAACCTGTGCCTAAAGTAACTTTAACTAGACTATTTAAAGCAGCAGGATTGTTTAATATTCTATCAGCAAGTACACTAGGGTCGTTACCTACATCTCTAACAGTATTTGCAATTCTTATAGCAAGATCAACTTCTGGTGCACCTGGAAATCTAAGATTACTTATGCCGCCGGTGCTTAATACTGAATCAGCTATTATTGCTCCTAATGTAGGAGCACCTGTGCTAGAATTTCTACCTAATAATGGATTAGTAGGATAACCAAAATTATTTGATGTGTGCCTAAAAGGTCTAGGTTGATCAGCATAAAATTGTTCTAGTTTATCACTAACAGGACTAGGTGTATTATCGTATCCAGTTTCTGGTGCAGTAAATCCTTTTGGCGTGTCAAAATCATTTACATATCCGCTATCATATAATACCGATTCATACATTACTGTTAATTGATTTTCAGTAATACCTGAGGCGTCACTATAATCTAAATCACTATGTTGCCAGTTTTGTACTACTGGATTAATTAATGTATAACTATTCCATTCTTGTTTTGCTAATTGAAAAATTTTAATTTCTTTAAAAAAGGGTGTATTAAAGTTATTATCTAACCCGTAGCTAGGAACACTGTTTGCAAACTTATCTAGTGGATCATAATCAAATCCAGAATTTTTCTTACCGTCTCTATAATAAAAATTATAATATTCTTTTAATAAGTCTTTTGTGTGTCCTGCCATATCGTCGTGAAATGTAAAAGTTACAGGTTCGTAGTCTATTCGTGTTTGAATATTCTTTTTTCTATTATATTGTTGCACAGTAGAAATCTGTGATGTATATGAAGGTAAATTTAAACTTTTAACTAATACATTTATTAAATTATTTTTAAAAGAAGAAATAGGAGACTTAAATCTTGCTTCAGGTGTTAGGTCAAAATAGCAATGATATAGATACTTAACCTTCGGAGAAAAATCAAGCCTCTGTTGTGTATATAAATTATGGGCATGCTGAGCATCACGTAAAAGAATTGACGACACAATGAATCTCCTTATAAAGTATTTATTATAATTAATTATATACGCACATAAAAAAATAGAGAGCAAAAGCTCTCTATTTTATAGTTATGCCACTATATAATAATTAACCTTGAACTGACTGGTTACCTGTAACTAGTACTCCAGGTCCTGTTGACGTGTCACCACTTGGTCTATTAACAGGTTCGCCTACGCCATTATTTCTAGTAGTTCCGTCTGCATCTGTTTGTACTGCATTGTCGTATCTTATACTTAATGTAACAGTAACTGGATCAGTTGATGCACTATATGCTAATGAATTATAATTAGCTGATTCTAAATAGCAACCTACTAGATTCCATTGTTCTAATACAGTTGGAGATGTTGCGTCTCCGCCGTTGCCGCCGTCTAATATTTGAATTTTTGTTTCAAATTTATAACTTGCTCCAGAAACTGCACTTGCTTGTTCATAAAAGTCAAATTGTTTCTGTAACTGTTGTCCGGTTACTTTACTTATATTATTATTTACATCGTCACGTAATGTAAGTGTAATCGGATCCCAAGAATGTTTACCTGCTAGGTATGATCTTGAGTTATACACATCTAGTGTAATTGTTTCGAAATTAACTGTTGGACGAGTAACGTCTACAACCTGTTTTGTTACTTCAGTTAGTAGTCCTCCGTCAATACCAAAATTTTGTAATACAACTCGAAATCTGTATTGCAATTTCGGCATTAACAATGTGCCGTTTCTTTGGCCATCGTCGATCGGAACCGAAATATTTCTTAATGATGTTAGTGGCATATTTTATCCTCTCTTTGATACATATATTTAGCTCTTTTTAGTAATCAGGCCCTAGGGCCTAATTATCAACCTCCTAATGCAGCAATTTCGCCTGTGTTTTTAATACGCAACGGAATGTAAATAAATTCAATTGCTTTTACTGGTTCAATTGCTATATCTAACCAAAGCTCGTTACGATCAATTCTAGCTGGTGTGTTATTTGAATCATCACATACTGTAATGAAATCATACAATGCACGTAAGCTAACTAATTCTAAACAAAATGCATCAGCTGCTGATTTGACTTGATCTCTTGTGATTCTGTCATTCGGCTCAAACAAGTAAGGTCTTGCTAATAGTTCAAGCTGTGTTCTCATATAAACAATCAACCTTGCTACATTAACTCTATCAAGAGCGCTTGCATTTCTTGCTCTAGTTTTTTGACCAAATACAACTAATCCTGCTCCACTAATAAATGTAATTGGATTAATATTATTTTCGTATAATGTATCTCTTTGTCCTGTATTAAGAGAAATACTTACAAACTCTCCTTCAGAATTTACATATCCTGAACTTGTTGCGTTTGTAACTCCGCCACGTCTTGTACCTGCTGGTGCAAACCATGGATAAGCAACTTGGTCATTTATTATCATTGTGCGTAGAGCCATATGACTTGGTGGAACAGCAATGTTATTACCGTTATTATCGCTTGAGAATCCCCATGGATAATACATACCTAAATATTCATCAAAACTCACAGCACCATTATCATTATCTTCTACTGCTGAACGAACATTTGCTGCCCAGTTATTCAAAGATGTTGCATCTGGTGTTAATCTTGCAGGAGAATCACCTACAACAAATCCTGTTAAGCGTCTGTCGTAATTAAGTGTGATCAATTCTCCGATTAGTTCCGGATATCCTGGACATGCCATTAAGTTAAATCTTCTTGCTTCTTCGTCACGGATATCTTGATTACTGTTAACAGTTGCTTGTAATGACTGTACAACTGATTTTCGTTGTGCAAGTCTACCAAATGTACCCGAACCGTCTGCATTATTACCACTTAGTGTTACCCAACGGTGTGGATAATATGTATCCATTGATTGTGCATTACCGTTAGCATCAAACAAGTCTCCGCTATCAACTGTATATTGCTCATTATCACCCGATGTATCTATGTAGTTGCGCTCAAAACGCTTAACATTAAATCCGCTTCTACGTGTGTTCCATAGTAGCATACCTTTTGGATATAGTGCTGGATCTGGACAATCAGGATCTACATAATTGCTTTCTAGTAGATCTGTAATTTCTGCTGCATCACTTTCTGATCCTGCTGTGCCCCAACGTGCGTCTGCAAATAGTATACCATTTTCAGTTGTTTGATCTGTTTTATCTAACAACACCCACGAACTTAAAGCTTCGTTATATTTGTATACAGTTCCGTACTCTTCAATGTCGCCAGTTGCAATCCAAATATCGCCATCTTGTAATGGATCTGCTAGTGAATTTTCAGTAGGTTCACTAGCTGATACTATAGGTCCATTTGGATCTGTATCACCAGTACCATTTCCGTGATCATAATTTAAATACCCTATCCAGTTTGCACCGTCGTGTATCATCATATCAACTTCGTCTACTACTGAACTGTACCAAACTTCGCCGTCTGCTGTTAAGCTTAATGGTGCATCAACTGCTGGAGTATAGTTTAATACTTTCCAGTTTGAAGCTAAAAATACACCAGAAACGCTGCCTTCACCTAGTAGTGTCGGTGCGTCTGTAATAATTTGGTTTGGTGCACCATACAAGTTTGATGTAGTTGAAGTGTCTCCTGCAACAAATGCAGCAAATCCTGAAGAAGCTAATGCTCCGTCGATATCGTAAAGATAAAAATCACCGCCTGTTTTATGTTCAATAGTAATTCTATTTTGACTATCAACACTTGCTACAATATTTGTTAACCCTGCTGCGTTAATTGCGCCTGCAATTGTATCTGCATCACCTGATGCGCCTGCTGCTGTAAAATTAATAGTTACTGGTGCAGCAAATACATTTGAATTTGTTTTTGTTTCAGCAATTGCAAAGTCATATGCAACTAAATTTGTTAATCCAGTTGTAATTTTAGGACTTTTAATAGATGTAGTACCGCTAGAATTTCTACGATAAAATTTAAAGTTAACTTTTGAATTAGTATCTTCTTCAAAATTTACTTTTGCATAAAGATCGCCTGTTACAAGATTTGACCCGCCGCCGGCTCTGTCTAATCCATATAGTGCTGCTGAACTAGTTTGAAAAGCAGGAACAGTTAATCTTTCCCATAAATTAGTTTCAGCGTTATAATTTTTTATACGTAGATCAATACCGCCATTTGGTTCTGTTGTTTTAAACCAAATTGAACCAGTTGGTCTTGGGTTAACATCTACTGCTTTAAACGTAGGTACACTTGTATGATCAGCAACAGCAACTTTAGGTGAATAATAAGTGCCTGCTTCTAGCCCAAGTTCTCCATTTGCTGTTCCTGCGCCTATTACTAAGCTTTCGTTTGTTGTATATATTTCTAATGCACTATCTACAACTGCTGCCGACACTCCTGAAATACCTGCATCATTAATATCCACTGCTGCTAATGCTGCCGATGCACCACTTAATGTAATTGCTACTGCGCCGTCAATAATAACTGTATTACTAGGTGTAACTGTTGGATTTTGCAACGAACCTCTTACTGTATAATGACTAGACTTCCATGCATCTGACCCAACTTCTACCCAAGTTCCGCTATTATTTTTATAGTATGTACTATTCATAGTGGTAATGGCTACAATGCAATAATCGCCTATTGCACCTACGCTTGCTTTAGGTGCCCCCGGTGCTGATAAACTTTCGCCTACTGTTCTATCAACATCATTTGGAGTTAAAACAATAGGTACTATAGTATTAAAACTTTGTCCGCCGGCTGTATTAATAGCTGCGCCATTCCATTCTTGAATTCCAAAGTCTGTAGATTGTACATCAAACCAGTACGAGCCTGCTTCTGGTTCGCCTCCTGGTGCAGTTGCACTTGCTGTTAGTTTTCCTAAATCAAGATCTGCTCTACATACATATACACGATTAGTAACTCCTAATAACGAATATGCAGTTTGTAATCCGTATTCATTTAGTTCTCCTGCATGAATCGGATTATTGTTAGTATCAGTATAAAATGTTGGAGTACCAAATAATTCAACTAATTCTCTTTGTGAAGTAACTAAGTACGGTGTTCCAGCATTTGCTGCTAGTGTTCCTGCTGCTAGCTCTGAGCCGCCGCCGTTCAGCTTATTTTCAGCAGAAGCTACAAATATCATAGGTACAGTACCAGCAGCTGCCGGAGTATAAAAACTCTCGTCTATGACTTGTACTTCTACACCTGGTGATGTTAATGCCATTTTTTCTTTCTCCTATTGGGTAGTGTTCTTAATGTATTTAGTAGATTTATTTTAAATCCACCTATTAAACCATACAAAAAAGGGGCGAAAAAGGTGCGATAAATAAAGTTATGAGACCATTATGTATTTGTAAGCAAAGACCAGCAGCAATTAATTACCGTAAAGGTAATAAAGTATACTATAGAAAAAAATGCGAAATATGTGTTAAGCATGGAAGTATCGGACACGGTCTTCCAAGGTGGCAAATTGCAGGGTATATTAAAAAAGACTATTGTGAAAAGTGTGGATTTAAATCTAAGTATCAAGAACAATTTGACGTTTTTCATATAGATGGACGTCTAGAAAATTCTAGACCTAGTAACTTAAAAACTATATGTGCAAATTGTCAACGTATTTTACAAAAAGAAGGATCGTTGTGGAAACAAGGTGATCTTACTCCAGATTTTTAGGTTGACATTTAACTTACTTTATGTTATTATTACTGTAATGATAAGGCATTAATAGGAGTACGGCATGTCGATTGATTACAAGTTTAATGAAAAAGCACTTATTGAAGAGTTTCAAGCATATATTGATAGTACATATCAAGGTCATTATGCTACTAATAAATTTCAATCAACTGAAGTGATTATTGAAAGAGGTCATGGTACTGGGTTTTGTATGGGCAATGTTGACAAGTATTCTAATCGTTACGGCAAAAAAGGTTCTAAGGATGATGCAAGAAAAGACTTAATGAAGGTTTTACATTACGCACTAATACAATTGCATATACATGATAACGATCTTTAACCTATTGTAAAGCCATATCCTGTGCCACCTGCAACAGCTAACGACACTTCTTGTTCTAGCTTATCCATCTCAGTTTGTGCTTCTGCCTTTAATGTATCACCGTTTAGTGTTGATCCACCTTGTGGACCTGCAATAGTAGCAAACTTTGAACGTGCTTCGCCTAGCATATATTTACAACTTGCAAGTGTATAATCTTTAATCCATTGTACAGCTAGGTAATCTTTTAATAATTCTTCATCTGGACGATAGTTATATACCATTAATAAAAGATCTTCTTCAGAGCGAGGCCTTTGTAATATTGTCAATTTCTTTGTAGTTGAATTCCACTGAAATTCTATAAAACTACCAAACATTCTGCCTACTAGTTCTTGATACTGACTAAACATATCATATGTTGCTAGTCCGCCCATTTTAGAACCTGATAACAGATAAGTATTTGTGTAAGCAAGATTAAATGGTTCAAACAGTGTGCCTCCGCCGCCACCGCCGGATCTTGATCCTATTGATCTACGGAAAATTTGTCTAACTTCCATTACTTCGTTAGGTAAAATATATTCGTTTTGATCTATTACTGTTGGCATAAACATATACGATTCTTCTACACTATAATCACTGCGCATACGATATCTTGTTAACGCCTTTGTTAACGCTGTTTGATAATGTATCGGGTCTAATTCAACATCGACCATTCCACCACCGAGGAATGCGTTTACATAATCAAATATTTCTTGTTTTTGTGTTGCTAGTGTCATATGAAGTTCTCCAATAGTATTTATTCGTTACGATAAATATGTATAACAATAGGAGAACGGCTATCCCTCGCTTATCACTATACAAACCAGAACGTGGCAATGATTATGAATTTCTCGATCGTCAGATTGAAGAAATGTTTCATATTGGCGGAACTGATATTAATATACACAAATATTTAGGACCAGTAAATCCTGAAGAAGATGAAGCAACGGCTGCACAACCGCAATACGATGCTGTAAATGAAACTAATATACAAGATTTACTATTTTTAGAAAATAGAGATAGAAAATACGAAAAAGATGTATATAGTCATAGAGCTATATATAATGTTCAAGATATTGATTTTGATTTAAGTCAATTTGGATTATTTTTAAGTAATGATACATTATTCATGACTGTGCATATTAGAAGTATTGTAAAAACTTTAGGTAGAAAACCTTT